CGACAGCCCGGGCGCGGCATCGGGTCCGGTCGGCCCGGGTCTATCAGCGTCCCGCAGACGCATTTCAGAACCGGGTAGCCGTCGGCGTTCCCACCACCGTAGTCGCCCAGACCGGTCTGGACCTGGCCCCAGTCCGCCAGGTCGACGACCGTTTCGCCGTCGGCATCGTCGGGGGTCAGACGCCTGATCTGGTCCCGGTAGCCCAGATAGCAGGTCTGGACGTTCTCCCACTTGTAGCGCGGGTTTCCGTCGCCGTCCCAGAAGCCCCAGTCGGCATAGGATAGGTCGGACTGTGGCGGGGACTTCTGGATGCCGTCCTTGTTCGCCCAGCGAAGCCGGTTCTCCCAGGCGGCGCTGTCGACGCTGTCGAACACGGTCAGCGTATCCGGGGCGTCCAGGACTGACTTCTTGACGCCGAAGCCGTGAACCTGGACGCGGGCCGGCAGGTTCCGGCGGACGCGGTAAACGACGTCGCGGATGTCCCCCGGGGACCCGCGCCGGCAGACCGACCCGATGCCGACGTGATCAGTCAGCAGGCCGTGGTCGCGCATCATGTCGACGTGACGCAGGTAGTCGTCGACATCCCAGCCCTGGATGACGGCGACCGGGTCCGCGCCGATGTCACGGCTGTCCAGCGCATCCAGCATCCGTATGTGGTCGTCGACGGTTCGACGCTGAAGGCCGTCGACGGTGGCGTCCAGGATGTCGCGGACGCCCGGTTCGCAGGGCCAGTCCCGCAGGGCGAAGCGGTCCAGGGTGACGTCGTCCGCAGCGTCGCCGTAGCGGGTCGGCGGCGCTTCCAGGTAGTCCAGATAGTCGCTGATCGACAGTGGATGGCCGCCGTTCGCTTTGATGCTGTCCGGGGACCCGCCGCAGTCGACCATCCAGTCCGGGCCGGCCCAGATGCCGTTGATCTGCGTCGTCGCGCTGACCATCGCATGGTCGGGCGTCGGCAGGTCGGCGTCGTCGACCGCCCGCTTCAGCGCGGCGTGCGTCCCGCCGGATGCGACGCCCCAGAAGAAGTCGACGTCGTCGACGTCGTGGTCGACGCCGTAGACGTCGCGGGTCGATGGTTCGAAGGTGTCGCTGGTCATGTCGGGGTGATTGTGTGACCGCAGTCGCTGCATCGAAGTTCGTCGATCATCATCTGTGTGCCGCCGTGCGCGGACCAGGTGTCGTTCCCGCAGTCGGGACAGGTGAACTGTATCATGGTGGTGACGCCGCTGACGCGGGCGTCAGGCGGGGCCAGTATGCGCCTGGTCCAGACGACCGCCCCGCCAGTCGGACGCTGATCAGCGTCCGCGTGACGGTCAGACGGATACGTCCAGACGACCCCGGACGGGTCGTCAGACGTTCAGCAGTTCGTCGACGTCGATGTCGTCGTTCCTGATCTGTTCCTTCAACCGCTGTTTCATCTGGGACTTCGCCTTCTGCCCACCGTCCGGGTACGGTTCGTTCCCCGACACCGCGCCACTATGCAGCCGCTGGGCGCTATACGGGTCCGGGACCATGTCGCCGTCGACACCACCGTCCAGCACCATGTCGCGGTCCAGGCTCACCCGGCAGAACCGACCATGCCGGTGTTCGGCCTTCTGGACGCCGTCGAATTCCCGGTAGATGTCGCAGGCCGCGTCCGCCAGCGCGGCTTCCAGGTCGTCGGTCAGGTCGCTGACGACGCGGCTGGCCGCGTGTCCAGGGACGTCCGCAGCGGACGATTGGGCGTCCTGGTAGCGGCGTTCGTCAGCGTCGATGTCGTCGCTGATTTCGTCGACGACCAACTGCCGCAGGGCTTCGGCTTTTTCGCCCAGGGATGCGCCGACCGCTTCGATCTCTAATCCGTATTCGCCGTCGATCCCGTACTCTTGCATCCAGTCGTCGTTGTTCTGGCCGCCGACGGTGAACTTCTGGGACTGGACGATGTCGTCGCTGACCTGCCGCGGCCAGACGCCGATACGGCGGCTGGCATCCTGATCGACGTCGATCCCCAGCTTCTGGGCGCGGCGGACGAAGTCGTCGACGATCCCGAACCCGACCGGGTCGTAGTCGCCCAGGACCCAGAATGTGTAGCGGATGTCGGGGTCTAACTGCTGGGCCAGGTCTTCGATCAGTGCGGTCGCGGACCACCCGCTGCCTTCGACCAGCGTGATGTCGTAGACGTCGGCCAGGGGTTCCAGCTTCCGGTAGGCTGCTGATTTTTCGACGAATAGGATTTTGTCGTTTTCGATGGACGACGTCGCTATCCGTCGGTCGCGGCTGTCGTCCAGGATGTTCAGCGTCCGGTAGGTGATGCCGCTGTCGACGTCTTTCACCTTCTTCGACAGCCGTTTCGATAGCCGCTTCGACAGCCCACGGTTCCAGTCAGACGTGCCGACGCCGTCGCCCCAGTCAGGGACGGATTCTTCCAGGATCGGTTTGACGGGGTTGTACCAGAAGTCCCGGAGGCTCCCGGCGTCCTGGCGGCCCTGCCAGGTTAGTTCGTCCGCCGCCAGGTCGATCAGGTGGTCGATGACGAAAGACGCGCTGAAGTCGCCCCGGTAGTAGTAATCGTCGATGTCACGGAACTGTTCGGTCGTCATGCCCTGCATTTCGGACAGGGTCTGGGGTTTCGAAGACATCATCAAGTTCAGTACGCGAAGGGGTCGTCGTGTTTTTCCATCGCTTCAGTCGACAGCGCCGACCGGCGGCAGGCCGCGGAACAGTAAGCCTGTTCCTGGCGGCCCTGGTCGGGGTTGGGAGCGATGGGCTGTTCGACAGTCGTCCCGCAGTGTTCGCAGGAAGTCATCGTCTATTGGGTTCCGCGTCGATGTCGCTGACGCGGGTGGCGGACACCGTTGTCGGACGGTGTCAGGCCGACCGCCCCGCCAGGCGCGACCCGTCGCGGGCCGCATCCGGGCGGTCTGGCGGCAGAACCGTCTGTTGATTCGCCCCTATAGAACATGTGTCGTCGATGCGTCCAGCGGGACCTGAACGCGCGATGGGGTCCGCCGCGCCCTGCGGCCAAGGGGGTCGACCTGCGGGCGCTGGGCCAGTCGCCTGTAACAGCAGTGTAGCCCGATGTCGCGCCGCCCGGAAGTTCCCGTCACCTGTTGCGTCATCCCCCAGGACAGGGGTCGGCGTCATCGGGTCGCCCGGTCAATCCGTGGGCGGCGCGGTGTGATGCGTCCGACATCCCGCGGCAGAAATGGTGGCCCGGAGCGTCGGGGGCGTGCTGGTCGACGTCGCGGCAGACGCCAGGAAGCCCGGGGGCGGCCCGATGATCGACGTCGCCCAGAAGCCCCAGCCGCCGATGGCGCGATGCCAGTCTGCGGCCAGGTCCGCCCCGCCAGGTGACGCGCCCCACGTACTGTGTCCCCGCGGGGCCAGGGTGGCTATCAGATGTGTCGCCAGTTCCTACCCCCACCTTCGAAGGTTAGCTACTTATAGATTCGGGTGACTTTCGAAACCCACGATGGCGACCGCAGGCGCGGTCCTTTAGTCACTGCACGGCGTAACCGTGGGTGGGTTGTGGGTCGATTCGAACGGTTCGAATCCATCAGCCCCGCCAGGCGGCCCGCACCCCGCTTCTGGACGTCACGCTACCCAGGCCGACGCCCACCACCGACCCACCATCGAACACCGTCAGCGCCGCCAGCAGCCCCGCCAGCGACGACGCTGACGCCACGGCTTAGATGCCTTTGCGCGTGCGGTCGATAGCGCGGCCCTGATCGATCACAGTCCCAGTGACGTCATCATCCTGAACGAACTTCAACCGCCCCCGGAGTTGATCCGTGCCTTCCTGGAACTGGACGCGTTCCAGCGGCGTCTCCGTCGGCGACCCATCGGCGAACCAGTCCACCGGATAGGAGTACCCCGGCAGCGTCGTCGTCGGTAGCGAACTGACCGTCCCGCGTTGTTCGCGGGCCTCAACCTTCTTCGATAGGATGTCGACAGCGGCGTATCTGGCCTGTTCGACCGTCGTCAGGTCCGGTAACACTTCGAAATACGGCTCCCGCCCGTAGGCGGTGACTTCGTCGCTGTCTTCGACGGTCGCCTTCGGTCTGGTCCCGTCGTCGGCCAGCTTCCCGTAGACCGTCACTTCGTTCGCGTAGTCGACGAACGACAACCGTGGGCTGCGGTTCACGACCGTCCAGTCTTTCGCCTTCGTGACAGCGCCGGTTTCGAAGCTTTCGACTTGTTTGATCAGGTTCCCTTGGTCGTCGGTTGCGGCGTGATCGATCACGAACCGGAACCCCGCTTTTTGATGCAGGTCCGTCAGGATCGACAGGGGGCTGCCCCGGTAGGTCTGGTCTTCGATGATCGACACGTCGTTGCCGTCGTAGGCCATCCGGTACTGTTCGATAGCTTCCGGTTGATAGTTCTCCGTCGGACTGGCCGTCGCGCGGGTTGCCGATGTCGCCGCGATGTCGATGACTGACTGTAGTCGGGTCCCGATGTCGCCGCCGAAGCCGGTTGTGATGGACGTCGTGTCCTGTTCGCTCCCGTCATGTGGGTACCACGGGCCGCCGTTCAACCGGGCCTGAAGCCAATTTGCTGACGGTCCCTGGGTCATCGTGACGTCGACTGTCGCCTGTTCGACGTTATAATCCAGGTCTTCTTCAGGGAACGCCAGGACGTCCTTCGAAACCTGTGGCGTCAGTTGATCAGGGTACAGCCCTGGCCCGGATAGGTACCCGTTCGCGTCAACGGTGTCGTCGAACGTCGGGCTGTACCTGCTGTCGTACACGTACATCGCGTCGACGACCATTGGGTCGCCAGTTTCGGTGACGTCGATTTCAGCGGTGTGCGACCCGGGTGACAGTTCACTGCTTCTGCTGCTGGTAGTCCGCCACTGAAGCCCGCTTGTGTAAGCGTCAGCAGCGACGCCTTCGACCGTCTCCCCGCCGATAGTGATTTCGAACCCCGGGTTTGTGCCGTTCGTGGCGTTCACCCTGAAGGCGAACCGCGCGTCGCCTGCCGGGATGGCGTGTTCGGTCGTGAAGTCGAAGCGAAGGTCGCCAGCTATGTCCGACACTTCCTCCGCTTCACCGTTTGAATAGTCCGAACCGCTGTCAGTCCCGTTGCCCCCCTGGGCGTTTTCCCCTTCGACAAAGAACCCGGTCTGGGCGGGTTTCAATTCGGTGCCGTCATCGGTCAAGGGCGCGGTCGAGTCGACGCCCGACAACAGGTCGCTAAAGCTTTCGCCAGCGGTGACTTCCTGAACGGTTTCGTCTTCGACGACAGTGTCGCCAGCTTGGTCGTTGACGGTCGCGTCGAACCCGGTATCTTGGGTCCAGACCTGCCGAATCGCTTCGTCCGTCCGTATGAGGCTGAACGACCGTTCGATGGCGCTGTCCTTCAGGTCGTCGCCGATCCCGGGACCGTTCAACCGGACTATGCCTTGGTCCTGATCCCAGTCCAGTTCCCGCAGATACCCACGGAACAGCAGGGTGTCGCCGCTGTATATCCGTAGTCGCTTCAGGACGTGATCCCTGATCGACCGGTTGTAGGGGATTTCGGTGTCGAAGTCCGCCAGCGCCGTGTGCGGTTTAGCGATGTCGACGTTGATCAGGTCGCTGTCGGTCAGCGTGGCGTCCAGGTTTCCGTCCGGCCCGATTTCAGTTCTGTAGACCACTTGCCATTTATTAGACTTCCGCCGTCCAGTACCACGACAAGTTATCTGTCCCACCCGCCGGCGCCGAGGCGTAGGTTATTTCGATGGTCGACTGGCCAAAGGCAGAAACCCAGAATTCGCCAGCGGCGTCCGCACTCCCCGCATTAACATTTGCTTGCGTTGGAGGTTCAGCCAGACCATGCGGGATATTAAACGTAGTCGTGCTGCCGTCTCCGCTCTGCGTCTCACTTCCGGCGTTCTCGGTCGGGAAGCCATCGTTCGACCGAAACTCCCAATCACTTGGAATGCTGCCCTCATTGTCCATATTAACATTGTCACGCACAATGGTTCCCGCAGTCGCCGCCCCTCCGGTATTTCGAACTGGGTTGTTGGAGCCATTGAAGTTGTTCCCTGCGATTGAAGCCGGAGAGCTATTAACATAAACTCCACTACCGCTATTAAAATCGTTGTTCATGATCAACCCATAGCTACTGCTCCGGTCAAAAAACGTGTTCTCAACGGTGTTGTTGTCAAAAATAACCTTGTCGTGAAACGCAGTGATCACATATCGTCCGGATACATCGGCGAAAACGTTCCCTTCAATGACCGCGCGTCCGTTCGGGCCATTTAACAGCATGAAATCTTTGTCGACCTCGACACCATCAATGATGTTGTCCCGGAAGACAGCTTTCCGGTAGTTGGCGCCCTGGTTTTCATACTCCCTAATTACTCGATCCGTGCCAGAGCCAACATCGGACGTATTGCCCACATTCTTCATATGGCACCCTTCGACCCGGAACAGGTCACCCATTCCGTAGGCTGCATCCATCCGAACGGCAGCAACCGATACAACATCCTTGAACTGGCAGTCACGAACGTCGATTACGTCGCATCGGCCGGGCGTTGAGTAATTGAACGCCCGGCCGATGCGTTTGAAGGTGCAGTCTGTGATGCGGACCTCGTCCGGCCACCCGCGACGATTCACCGCTGAAGCACAATTCTCAAAGTCACAACCCTGAATATATCCCTCAATAGCACCGTTCAGTATCGCGGCATCATCCATACTCTCGAATCGGCAATCGACCCAATGCACCTGGACGGCATGGTGGGTATCGGCATTATTTCCGAAATATGTGTTCCCCACGAACCAGAGGTCACGCGGCATTCCTTGGGTTCCTCCCACTGCTGTCCAATGGTTTCCGTCCTCGCCGGTAAAGTGACAGTGTTCGACGCGGACACTGCGCGAAGCCCCGCCGATGCTGACGCCGTATCCCAGCCCGCCATTATCGTTCGTGTGGCCGGTCATGTAGCAGTCGCTGACCGAGCAATGAACGCCGGGTTGAAATCGGACGCCGGAATCTTCGATGTCGCGCGTTGTGACGTTCTCGACGTGGCAGTTCACCGCATACCGGATGTCGATACCGGACTGGTATCCGTGTGTCCCGATTTGACCTGTAATCTGGAAGTCCCGGAGCGTGATGTTCTCCGCCGGATCGATAGGGACAACCTCTGCGTTGTCCGACACGTTGTAGTAATCGAACAGGCCACGTTCATTACTATCCGAGTTCCGCCCGTGGACTCTGATCCGGCCGTCCGTGGTGTCGACCGCAACGACGCGACGAATCTCGCTCCAGGTAGCGCCGTTGTACCCGAATTCCCGGTCAGATTGTATCTTGAACCAGTCGCCGGCGGCGAACCCGCTGGCGTCGTTCAGGTCGATCCATTCATCACCGGTATCTGCATCAGTGGCGAGCGCGACCGACTGGCCGTCAAGAAGCTCCCCGTCCCGGTCCTGGAAGTGATTTGGCGCACCGTCTCCTGTAAACACGGTCGCGTCTCCGTCTCCCGCTAAGATGGTGTCGTTCGGGACACTGACCGGTGATGTCATGGTGTATGTGCCAGCCTTGACGTGGACCATCGCTGGGTTTTCGTCAAAGACTGACGAAAGGACTGGGCTGGCGTCTGACGTGTTTCGGGCGATTTCTTCTTGGGGACCCACAGCGACGTAGTCCCCGTCGTCGACTTTCACAACGATTTCGGGGGCGCGGTCGACGGTGTAAAGATCATCTGTACTGGCTGCACCCACGTTTGTCACGTCGTTGCCATCAACGTTCAGCGTCGACGCCAACTGTAATTCCCCCTCCGTGTCGTCCCACCGCAACACCACGGCATCATTCGGGTCCGTGATGACCAGATCGCCGTTGTCAACGGCGAGTCCGTATCCGTCCGGCAGGTCGAGCGACTGTACCGCAGCCGGCGTATCGGTTGAACCTAAGTTCGCCATATGTTATTTCTCCGCGACGGTGACGACTGCGCCGTCGTCGAACTTGACTTTGAACGCGTCCGTCCCCTGATCGTACCACCTGACGACACCCGTATCAGGTGTTGACGGCTCTTGCTCCGGCTTGTACCGTAGCGCCGTCGCCAGTTCGTCATCCCCCCCGAGGCCGTGACGCGATTGATGGTCCTGTGCATGGTGATCGTCCGGACTAACTGTGGCCTGGTCGATTTCGTCGTGATCGATATTCGATTCATCGACCGCCAGATTGTCACTTCCGTCGTCGTCCAGTAGCGTGCCGGCGACGTCAGCAGGTTCGACCGCGATGCCGCCCGATTCGATTTTGAGGCCGCCCGACGTTGCCAGGGCCGCAGCCAGCGACGACCCGGCCAGCGTCAACCCGTCGCCTTCGAAGTCCGTGAGGTCACCGCTCACCACGCCGCTGGCGCCATCGATTTTGTCGCGCACGGTAACGTCGTCTGCGGTGACCGTGCTGGTCTGTATCGCTGGGTCGGTCCGCAGGTCGTTGATATCCGCCGCTTCGATAGTCGATGAGTCCGCAGCGACCCAGACTTCAGCCAACACGACCGGCGGGTCCGCCAGCCCGGTCCCGTCCGGCGGCGACGGCGTATAGGTTTCGAAGCGGGACGCGGTGTCCTGGGCGTCATCAATCGCGTTCGGCGTCCCAGTGACCGTCGTGACGGTCCCGCCCCCGGTGTAGACGACAAGGTCCTTCCGCGGGTCGGTCGCGTCAGGTGACGCCAGCGACAGCGACGACGTTGCTGGGATCGATTCTACGTCCCCGTTGTGGACGGCGGTGCCGGCGCTGACGTCGACGCTGACGACGCCATCCGACCCAGGCGTGACCTGGCCGCCTGAAACCACGCCGTAGCCGTAGGCCCGCCAGACCTGGACGTTATGATACACGGCGTGATAGCCCTGCCCGATTTCAGTGATGTTGTCATCCGGCGGCATATGCTTCGTCTACATCGTCGTTTCCCGGCGTCGTCCTTAATCGGACGTGACGCCGTGGCCCCGGGGTCGGCCAGTCGTCTATCCAGATGGCGTCGGGGGCGACCCGTCGCGGCCACCGGAAACCGCCATACTGCGGGGGTTACAGGTCACTTCCGATGTCGTCTTTCAACGCCTGCCGATCCGCATACTGGTCGCCACGCGCCAGGACCGTGAAGCGGATGCCGATCCGGGCGGTGTCCTGGACGTACCGCGTCTGATCGTCGACGTCGTCCAGCGCGACCCACAACCCGGGCGTCGCATCGACGTCGCTCCCCGGGGCGAGTTTGACGATGATGCTGTCGACGCTGGCGCTGCTGGGCGTGTGTTCGCTAATCCTGGGAGTGCCGTCGATGGCGTCCGTAACTACGTACCGGCCCGCCCACCGGGTGTATTCCCGAACGTCCCTGTACCGGTCGATATGCCCGGTGTCAGTGGAATCCTGCGTGTTCTGGAAGAACACGAAGTCCAAGCTGTACGTTTTCCCGGCGCGGTATTCCGGCATATCGGCGTCGATCCGGTCGACCAGCACGCCGTCGTCTGACCGGTCCGGGTCGAACGTCCATTCCCTGTCGCTGATGGCTACGATCATGCGTTACTGTGGTTCCTGTCGCCGTGTTCGACGGGTGTCCTGTCGGTTCTGTCGGTCCTGGTTCTGTTCGACAGCGTCTTCGATGAACCGCGCCAGCGGGTTGTCGCCCTGGACGTCCAGGACCGCGCGGACGGCCTGTTCGTTCTGCTGTTGCTGTTGTTCACGGTTGATCGACCGGCGTTCGGCGTCCAGCCCGGTGTCGACGTCGACGTCGTCCAGCGTCCCGACGTTGACGCCGTCCACACCCGGGATTTCACTCACTTTCGCCGCGACATCGTCCAGCGTCGACAGGAACGCGTTGATCGCGTCAACCGCGCTATTGATGAAGCCTTCCAGGGCGTTCTCCATCACGCTGATCACGCCGTTCCAGACGGCCAGCAGGACGTTGTAGACGGTGTCGCCCCAGACCTGTATCTGCGTCAGCATCGTCGCCAGCGCCCCGACCAGGAAGTCCATCATCGCGGTCCAGGCGTCCTGGAACAGCCCGCCGATACCGGTCAGGATGCCGGCGAACGCCTGCACTAACTGCGGTCCCCAGTCGCCGACGATCCCCAGGATGCGGTTGATGTACCGGTCGACGAACCCGGCGATGGCGTCCCAGGCTCCGCCCCAGTCGCCCTGTAGAATATTCAAGAAGACCAGGACGGTCGTGATGATGGCGTCCAGCGCCGTGCCGATGACGGCGATGATGATGTCGAAGGCGAACCTGACGACCGCCATGATGGTTTCGCCGTGTGCTTCCCAGAACGCCGCTAACGCCTGTAGCGTGGGTCGGACGATGGACATGATCGCGTCGATGGTTTCGCGTGTTTCGCGGACTATATCGTCGAAATTGGCCGCCCAGACCCGCGCCAGTTCGTTGATTAATGGGGCGGTGAAGTTCAGTAAGACGAACCTGATGACTGGCAGGACGACGGTTCGAAGGATGTCGACGACCGATTCCATCGCCTCTATCGCTGTCACCGCGAACGCCGCGAAGTCCTCCGCTGACAACGCCCCGCTGATGGCGTCACCGGCGGGCTGTATCGCGCCAAGGAAATCTTCCACGACGCTGATGACGGCCTGCACCCCCTGCACGATACTGTCTACAAGCCCGGACACGGCGTCGCCGCCGCCCAGGTCCTGGAACGCGACGCTGAAATCCCTGATGAACGACGTCACCGCGTCGATGACCGGCGATAATGCGTCGATCAGGTTGCGGAGCGTGTCCATCAGGCCGCCCAGGGCATCGTTCGTGGCTTCTTGGATGCCCATGAAGTTCGCCCGGTAGGCCGCCGCGAACGCCGCCACGGCGGCCACGGCCAGCCCTATCGGTCCGGTTAATGTGGCGACCGCGGACGCAACGCTGAAAATGGCCGGTGCAGTAATCGCCGCCGCGACCGCCAACCGTCGCAGGCCGTCGTCCAGCGACAGGACGAATTCGGCGACGCCGTCGATGATGTCCGCCAGGTCAGCGATGGCCGGCAGGACGATGGTCGCCGCGACGATCCCCAGTTCGTGCAGCGTCGGAAGGAGGTCGGCGAACGACCCAGCGATGGCCATCAGGGGGTCGGTCAGTCGTTCGGTTGCCCGCGTCATCGCGTTCCAGATGCCGGGGCCGTTCTGTATCAGCCACTCCATCACGTCGATCAACGTCGGGAGGGCGATTTCCGCCAGGTCGAACAGGAACCCGGTCAGCATCGGGATGGCTTCGGCGGCGGTCTTCCCCAGCTCCCGAATTGTGTCAGCGAACTGGTCCAGCGGCCCCAGGCTGTCGACGATGGCCTGGACCAGTTCCGGCAGGGCGCGGACCGCATCGACCAAGAGCGGCCCGAACACGTCCCCCAGCGGTTCGATAATCTCCATGATTTCGCCGCGGACGTCCTGGAACGCGGCTTTCAGTTCGTCCATGTGCGTGACGACACCGACCGCGGTCAACCCGCCCAGGACGCCTGCCAGCCCGACCGCTGCCGCCGCGACGACGCCCAGGACTGATGCCAGCGGCAGCAGGATCGTCGACAGCGTCAGCAGACTGGGGATCAGCGACAACACCGCGACGGTCGATAAAGAGGACATAGCGACCGACAGCCCGCCCGTCGACACGGCCAGGCGACCGAACAGCCCGGACGTGACAGCGGCGCTACGCCCGGCGTCGTCCAGTTCGTCCGCCGCTTCATCAGCGCGGCTTTGAACCACCTGCATCGCCGCCGCCAGTGTCTCTGCGTCGCTTGTCGTTCCTTCGATGGCGTCGCCGGCGACTGCTGCCGACGTCGTCGTGTCGTCCAGTTCGTCCCCGACTTCATCCATCGCCGACTGCGCCGGTTGGGCTGACCGGGACAGGTCCCCAAGTTCGTCCCCGACGTCATCGACGGCCTGCTGGGCCGCGTTTGTGAACGCGTTGATCAGTATCTCTACTTTGGCGCTTTCCGGCATTTAGCGGCCCCCTGAACGTGGCTGCCCGTCGCCCCCAGTATCGGTGTCCTGTAGGGCGTCCAGTTGATCGTTCAGGCTGGGCTGGCCGTCCTGCTGTTCGCGCTGATCGGCGCGGGCGTCCTGCTGTTCAGCCAAGTCTTGTCGTTCGCCGTCGGTCGCCGCGCCAGCGGACCCGGACTGTTGGGCGTGCCGTCGCTTGTCGGCTTCCCAGGACGCTCCCGCGGCGCGTATCTGGGCGTTCATCCAGAAGTCCCAGGCCGGTCGTCGCATGATGTCGGTCGGAAGCATCCCGTAGTCCTGTCCCATCAGGTGCGCGGCGATGGCGATGTCGTTACCCGCGAAACTTTTCGTCAGCCGCCTGTTCCAGTTCGTCCTGGTCCTGCCCGGTCATCCCGGTGATGACCAGCATCAGGTCGTTCGCCGTCAATACTCCTAAGTCAAAGGTGCCGTCGCCGGCGTCGCCCCAGTACGCGTTCGGGCGGAGGACGTTCGGGATGACGACGTCTTCGATGAAGCCGTTCAGGTCGCCGTCCCGGACGACCTGTTCCATGTCGACATCGTCGTCCTGGCCGCCCATCATGTCCATCACGCCGTAGCTGTCCATGTCGCGGAGTAGGGACAGCGGTGGGACTTCCCGGACTTCCATGTCGCCGTCGCCGTCGTCCAGTTCGACCCAGCGGGTTTCGTGAACCTGCTGTTCGTAGTCGTCCTGTTCGACGACCCGCCGGTCGCCCGGGTCGGTGGTTGGTTCCGTCGCCATACGACTGCGTCCGTCAGCGTCGTCCTTAGTCCGTGGTGACGACGTGGCCCCGGGGTCGTTCCCGAAGAAATAGGTCGCTACTGGAACGACCGGCTGCCGCCATCGGTGTCAATCACGCTGTCGCGGACGTCGTCGTACCAACTTTCGCCGTACAGCTTTGCGATGTCCTGGTTCCGGTGCGGCCAATTACTTTCCACGATGGACACGAATACGTCTTCATCGACAAACCAGGTGTCGCTGGTTTCGGACGGGTTTTCGAACGCGATATGGCGTTCCTTCAGCATCTGCTTGTACCGGCGTAGCGTCGGCGCAGACGCCCCGGCGACGTCTTCAATGGCGGCGTTGATGACGCTTTCATGAACCTTCAATGCGTCACCGGCTTCCTGCTGGATGCGGGCGTTGATGTCGTCCAGACGGTTCAGCGTCGTCGCCGAAGGTCCAGATGTTTTTTCTTTTTGGGCCTGCTGGCCGTCATGGATGTCCCGCAGGGTTTCCTGGACATTACCCATGTCCTGTTCCAGACGCCGCAGTCGGTCGTTCACGTCCCCGCCGTGGCTGGCGTCGATGTATTCCCTGATGGCGTTTTCCAGTTCGCTCCCCAGATGTCCGCGGACGGTCCCACGTCTCTCTTTGACGTCGGCGCGGAATTCGTCCCATAGTCGGTTCGATACTTTCGCCCCAGGCTGAATTCGGTCGTCCGACATAGGCGGTTAGCCTAACCTTACGCTATCGTCTTATAGCTTCTTCTTCTAATCTTAATCTAAGTTAATAAGGTAGTAGTAGTAGTAGTAGTAGTAGTAGTAGAGTATCCGCGTCGAAAGCCTATTTGTTCCACCACCACGTTGTATAGCGGTTTCAATCCGAGGGGGCACACCCGGCCCTGTTGATCGTCGGTTTCGGTGAAAAAAGAAAAAACGTCCAAATGTTCGGGAAGACTGACGGCTGAAGCGTCGCCGGTCAGTACCCCGACAGGACGCCGTTCGTCAGGGTGATTTCGACTTCCGACCCCAGACCGCCGACGTCGACCAACGCCCGGAATTCGACGTCTTCGGCAACCAGGTCGTTCTGGTTGATCTGGGCTTCGTGCGTGTTCACCGTACACTTCGGCGCGTTCCAGTCCAGTTCATACACGGTTGAGGTGCCGCCGATGGTTTCTGGCGACGTCCAGGTCGCGTTCACCGCGACCGTCGCCAGGCGTTCCTGGACGTCCGTCGCGTTCGCCGCGCCCAGGAACTGATCGAAAAGCGTCCGATCTTCGAAGTCCAGCGTCGCCGTCATCGACACGACGCGTTCCCCGATGTCGACCTTCCCGGCGGTACGGGCGTCCCTGATCAGGGGGTCCAGGTTGTTTTCGATGGATGCGCTGAATTCCTGAACGTCTGGTTCTTTCGACGCGCCGGCGATGTCGAATGCTGCGTCGTTGAACCGGAAGTTTCGAAGGTCACTGTAGGCCGGGGTCGACGCCGATACGTCCGGGTCCGGGCCTGCGGCGACCACGTCCACCGACGCTGTCAGCTTTTCTTCCGCCGTGTGCGACAGTTCCAGGGTATCGACACCGCAGCCAAGATGCCGGACGACGTCCGTGTCACGGTCTATCTCCATCGACAGCGCGTCCAGCGTGTCCGCCGGAGTGTAAACGTGTTCACCGACGTCGTCCACGCCGTCGCCGTCAGGGTCGGTTGCGGTAAACGATTCGGTTCCCAGTGCGCCCAGTAGCAGTAGCCCCAGGCCGTTTTCGGGGTTCGCGGGGAGGTCCAGCGACCCTTCGTCGGTGATCGGGCCAGCTTCGCCTTTGTACGTGCCGCGGGCGCGGGTCGTGTTCTGGAAGTCCGGGTTGTTATCCAGTGAAAACCCGTCGCTGACAGCGTCGACAAAGACGCTTGGGTCGACGCCGTCCGCGTAGGTTGCTTCTTTGCCGATGCCGACGTAGCCCCGGAACGACTGGGGCGTTTGTCCGATGCTCATGTCTGGTTAGTCCGGTTCGATGGTGTTAGGTGGGCGTGACGCGGTGGCGTCAGGCATCGCCGTCACCGCCAGCGTCGACGCTGTCGTCGCTGTCGTCAGCGTCAACAGTGTCGAACGGGTCGGCGTCTTCATCATCGTCACGCCCGGGGTCGTCGTCCCCATCGGCGTCCCCGTCTGTGTGTTCGGTGTGGACTGACCGATGCGATGCTTCAGCCTTCGGCGTGTCGAAGACGTCACCACAGGTGTCACCGTCGTCGACGGGCTGTTCGCAGGCGATGCCCCAGCCGATCAGGGGGTTCGATTCGACCAGTGCGTCCGCGACGGGCCGGGCGACTGCATCGTCCGGCGGGTCGTCGCTATCGGTGTCGACGACCGGCAGCGGCTCGTGCGCGACCTGGCCGCCGCGATGTTCGGTTTCGAACCGGACACCATAGCGGTCGACCGTGACGCTGGTCTGCGGGCCGCGGAACTGGATGTAGTCCCGTCCGTCGCTGTTGTCTTTTGGTAGTTCGCGTGGCATGGGTCAGTATCTCCGTTCGACGTCGACGCTGAAGGTTGCCTGTCCGCTGCGGACCTGGGCGCGGTTGGTCCCTGGGCTGACGCCGATGTCCATCTGGACGCTGTCCAGCAGGACTTTGGACGCGTGCGCCGTGCCGGTGTCGTCGACCAGCGCGCTGCCTTCGACGTTGTTCACGACGCGGCCCAGCAGGCCGCGGGCTTTGTCGAAGGCCGCTTTTGCGTTGGTGTCCTGCGCGAACAGGAACACCTGGATTTCCAGGTCGCCGTGGTCTTCGCTGACGGTCGCATAGCTGGGGGTGTGGGACTGCGCCAGCGACCAGGCGAACGGGTAGGCGTTCTGCGCCGCCAGTTCTTCTTCCGTTGTCGGCCCGACGACGTGATCCTGGACGGGGGTCAGGTTGCCGTCCTGTAGGTGGTCGTCGATGGCTTCCCTGCGGAACTGATCGACGACGTTCTCCCAGAACCGGTTGAACCCCTGCGGGCTGGATAGGTCGACCGGCATGACGGTTAGATGCCTCCGGCGGTCAGGCGGGCGATGCTGTCGCGGAGTTCGTCGCCCGCGATGTCGTCGACTTGGGTCTTCCAGTCGTCGAAACTGTCTTCGACCCAGTCGTTCGGCGCTGACTGCATCCCGTCATCAACCAGGCTATGCGCCAGCCGGGCCGCCGCGGCGACGGTCGGGTCGCCCCATTTCGCCCCCGTCCAGGCCCTCAACGGCGACAGCGGAATGGGGTTGTCGCCGCCCGGGCGGTTTTCGTCCGTCCATTCGGGGTCGTCGGCCAGGATGTCGGCCAGCAGGATGTTCTCCCCGCCGACCCGCTTCCGGGGGCCGATGGTCGCCCGGAGGCCGTCCCGGTTGAACTGCGTCCTGATGGTTTCCCGCATATGGATGTCGCGGCCAGCGCCCTCCGGCGCGTTCGACTTCAGTTCACCTTCCGCCAGGACGGATAACTGCCGGATGGCGCGGGTCGCCGCGTCGTCGACGGCGTCCGGCAGTTGGTCGATCACGTCTGTCGCGTCGTCGATGTCGACGACGATTTTCGTCGGGTTCTGCGACATCTGTGTTAGTTCCCCCGATGGATCGGGCTATTCTGTTTCCCGCCGATGACGCCGCTGAAGCCGGACACGGTTTCGCCGGCTTCGCCGGATGTTTCGCTCCCGGACGTGAGGTCTTCTTTTCGCTTCCAGTCTTCGAAGGCTTCGTCGGCCTGCTGTTCCAGGAAGATGTGTCGGTTGTCGTCGTTGTTCGACCCTTGGACGTTCTGCGCGTAGGCCAGATGCGCCTTCGACGCCGCCAGGTACGCCGTCGCGTCCCGAAGCAGCGGCGGCACGGTATCGGGGAGGTTCGCGTCTGACGGTTCCGTCCCGGTGGCTTCCGCCCAGCGGGCTTGCATCGACCGCGTCGCCTGGTCGATGCGGCGTTCGTGGTCGGGTTCGGTGTTCCTGACTTCGATGTTGAATTCCGCCTGGACGTCTGGACTGGTCGCCCAGTAGTCGTCGCCCAGGTCGGCGTCGGTGACTTCAGGCATGGTCAGGCGTTCCCTCCGATCCGCGGGGGGTGTCGGTCCTGGTCCTGGCGGTGGCGCTGGCGAAGCTGGGGCTGATCAACCGGGAGGTCTGGCGGTTGGCCTGACAGGATGCGGGCGACCCGATCCTGACAGCGACGGGTCGCGGCATCCGAACCGTCCGGGTCAGGACGGTCGCCGTCATCCCCATCGGCCCCCGGGCCGGCGGCTCGCTGGTCGGCATCGTCGTCATCCCGCGGGTCACGCCGGGGGTCTGCCGGCGGCGGGTCGCGTCTGGTCATGTCCCGGGGTGGACGGTTGTGTTCGGCAGCGTAGGCTTGTTCTAACCGGCGGGCGCGGTTCTTCAGGCGTTCGACCGCGTTTTCGGCTGCGTTCAGGCGTTCGGCGTTGTGGTCGATCAGCAGGTTCTGTTCCTGCGTGGTCAGGTCGGCGTCGTCCAGGCGGTTGTCGCGGTCTTTGACGTTGGCTTCGACTTCTTTGAGCCGCGGCTGGATGACCATCCTGATGTAAATCAGGATGGTTGCGCCGACCAGGACTGTAGCGACCGGGTCCAGCCATTCAGCCAACCGGACCAGGTCATTGATCCCGACCATCGCAGGTGTCACCCCTGGTTCAGTGCGTCACGGCGGTCGTCGATGGCGTCCTGAACGGTCGCGTAGTCGTCGCCGTCTTCGTTCGCGGCTTCGATGGCGTCCAGGTAGTCATCAACTTCGCCCGCGTCGATAGCGTCGGCCTGGTCTGACGCGGACTGGGCGACGAACGCCTGGACGAAGACGTCCGGGTCGACCTGCTGGGCGGCGGACGCCGCATCAGCGTCGTCACCGCCACCGTTGTCGTCGTCCGGGTCGGTGAGCCCGGCGTCCTGGGGCGTGCCTTCGACCCAGCCGCGGTCTTTGTACCGTTCGACGCGGTCGGCGTCGTCCAGTTCGACTGTCGCGTAGCCGTCGCTTGACGTTTCGAAGGTCGGGTGTTGGCCCTGGTCGTCGGTGACGTCGCGGTCGACGAACGTGCCGCGCCGCGGCCAGGTGAGGGTGGTTCCTGACATGGCTTAGATGTCTTGGATCACGACGAAGTTGTCGCCGCGCATGATGTGGAACCCGATTTCTTGTTTCGCCGCGAACCAGGTGACCAGCGGGTCGTTCTCCGTCCAGGTCTGGGTCATCCAACCGTTCGCGCTGTCGACGCTGACGTCGCCGTGCGGGGCCTGCTGACCCATTTCGTTCAGACGGTCCAGGAACCAGGGCATGAACGCCGACGCCTGGCCGGGCGCGGTGATGACGATGTTGCGGACGTTCGTGGTGCCGTCGTGCGGTTCCAGGACGTTGTCCCGGGCCGCGTTCGCGGGGTCCGCCACGACGTCGCCGGATGCGTCGACGGGTTCGCCGTCGCTGTTGAACCGCGGCAGTTGCGTGCGGATGGGCCTGATCCGGTCGATCTGGAAGCTGTCGGCCAACTGCTGTTCGGTCAGCGCGGCGATGCTGTCGTAGTCGCTGGCCAGGTCGTCGTTCAGCTTCATGTCGCGGACGACGTTGGGACTCATGTAGGCCGTGATGCTGCCGGCCTGTTCCAGCGCCGACCCGTCCTGGCTGATCAGGCTTTCAGCGTCGATGAAGTCGTTCAGCGGCGTGCTGTTCGCGGAGTCGCCGTATGCGGTCGATGGCGTCAGGACGTGCGAACTGGGGATTTCGGGGTGGGCTGTCGCGCCCTCCGTCCCGATGATCCCGTTGATGTCGCCGTTGATCGTGCCCTGCCAGGCGACCTGCGCCCGCGTCATCAGGACGTCTTCCATCAGCGCGTCGCTGATGGCGTTGAACAGGTTCAGGATTTCGCGCTGACTGTTCAGTTCGGTGTCGACCCCTTTCTCCGCCTGAATCTTCTTCTTGAACGTCGACACTGACAGGTCGCGTTCGCCCAGGTCGCCGATGTCGCCGACGGGGCTTTCGGACGCCAGGTCCGTCTGCCGCATCGTCGTCCGCAGCCCGTCCATCGTGAAGTGCGTTTCACGACTGTCGGACAGTTCGACCAGCGGGAAGATTTCCGACGTGACCAGTCGGTTCCCGCCGTCGATCTGCTGGAGTTGTCGGACGATACGGTTCTGGATGGCTTCGGGGCTTCGAAGGTTCGCTTCGCGTAGCGTGAACATGACTATAGTCCCCCGGTGATGATGACCGCCGTCCTGCCGCCGACGCCCCATTCGCGGGCGATGGTGGTGAACACGCTGCCGTCAGGGAACGCGTCGTGGCCCAGCGCGATGTTGATGTCGTTCGCGCTGCCGTTTTCCAGCGTGCCATCATCGGTGACGCCCAGGTCGTTCGTGACACCGGCGTCGATCCCTGTGGTGGTCGGGCCGCCGTAGGCTTCGATGTCGCCACCGTCACCGACTTCGACCAGGTCCCCGGGGGAGGGGTCGTAGCCGTCGTCGGTCGGCATCCAGAGGACGTGAACGCCCAGGATGACGGTTGCGCGTCCGACGCTGTCGCCAGCGGCGAAGTCAGCTTCGCTGTTGTTGCGGTCGCGGAGGTCCTCCGGCGTGTTCTTCAGAAGGCCGACGAACGCGGCGTCGGTGCCTTCGACCAGTTCGACCTGCGGGCCGTCGGGGGCTTCCCCGACGACAGCGACGCCCTGGCCTTCGTCGGCGACGTCGCCGTTGCTGTCGGCCAGCACTTCGACGTCGACGACATGGCCGGGCGTGTAGTGGTACTGGGTCGCCATGATCAGTCAGCGCCCCCGGTTGCCGCGTCGACGACGTCCGCCCGGAGGGCGTCGACGTCGTCGTACTGGGCGGCGTTGATTTCGTACTGGTCCTCTAGGTACTGGGTGGGGGACTTCCCAGACGCTTCGGCGTGGACCCGGTCAGCGCCGTCCATCGCGGACAGCGCCATGTCGTCAGCGTCGTCGTTCGTGTTGCCGGCGGTCGCGGTCGACCGCCCAGTCGTGTCGGTCTGGGCCGCCGCCGCGCCGCGGGTCTGTTCTTCCTGCTGGACTTGCATCGCCTGGTAGGCGCGTTCGTTCCGCAGGGCGCGAAGGTCCTGGGCCGACTGGCCTTTCAGGGCTTCCGCCCGGTCGTCGACGTCGTCGTCCGACGTGTCGAACCGGGCCAGGTCGGCTTCCAGGTCCGCGATTTCGCGCCGTAGCGCCGTGGTCTGCGCGTCGATCACGGCCTGGGCCGCCGCGTCGGGGCTGTCCGTGACGTCGATGTCGTCGATGTCGATGTCGACGTCGTCAGTCCCAGCGGCTTCCAGGACGTCTTCGAACGCGCCTGCCAGCGCGTCGATGCTGTCCTGTCGATCTTCCACGACGTCAGACGCCGCCTGAAGGGCGGCCTGAACGTCGTCGTAGTCGTCAGGGTCGAAGTGTCTCATGTCTCGGTTTACGTCCGCCAGCGCCGACGCTGACGCCTGTAGCGCCTGCGCCGCCGCGGTGACGGTCTGCTGGTTCGGCGTCTGGGCCGCCTGCTGGATGGTCTGAAGTTCGGACTTCAGGTCCGGCAGGGCGTCCATCGACCGTTCGATACCCGCCGCGTCAACCGCGCCGTCGTTCACGGCATCGATCCGTCGGATACGTGTGGCGTCCAGGACGACGCGGTCGTCGTCCGTCACGGGGTTGCCGTCGCCGTCCCGCCGGACGCGGACGTCAGCGACGACCGACCAGTCCAGGTCATCGAAGTCGCCAGCGGCGGCGGCGTCGGTAGCCTGGGCGTTCGTCAGGTCGCTGTCGGTCAGGACGATATGGGTTTCGTCCGTGGTCAGCGCGACGCCGGTCGCTGTCCCGATGTCGACGATCCCGGTCTGGGCGGCGACGCTGTCCTGGCCGGGGTGGTCGAACCCCAGCGTGACGTCACCGGCGTCCACGTCACCCTGTAGGGCTTCGAAGGTCGCCGGGATGGTTTCTGGCGGGACGCGGACCGGTGTTGCCTGGCCGCCCAGCGATAGGTCGTGGTCGCCTGCGCCCCAGATGACGCCCATCAGGCCGTCACCGCCATCCGTAGTGGTGGCGGCGTTGATGATCGTCGATGGGTCGCGGTCGACGGTGATCGACCCGGTCGCGCGGGCCATCGCGCCTTCCATGATGCCGTCGTCGGGCGACCAGGACGATAGCGTGTTTTGGCGATGACCGACCATCGTCCCGCTTGCGACCCAGCCGTCGTCCCGTTCCTGGGCGACTTCGATCAGGTACGCCGGGTTGTCGTCGGTCGCGTCGATCCCGGGGGTGCCGCCGGGCTGGCCGTCGATACGGTCAGCGAAGTTCCCGGTGCCGTCGTTGCTCCGGTCGCGGATGATGCCGTAGGCCGGGGCGGACCCGTCCTGGGTCGGGTTCGACCAGGTGACGGTGTCGCCAACGTCGAAACCGTATTCAGCGGTCGCCCGATGGGCGAACCCATCTTTCGCCGTCTGGTTGTCCCCGCACGGGCCGTACCAGGTGTCGCCGTCCACCGTGACTTCGTGCGCCCCGGTACAGTCGCCGCTGATGAATTCCGCAGCCTGTTCAGCCGGCGCGCGGGACTGGAACAACGGCATCCCGTCCTGTTCGCGCGACGGTTCGAACCCGTCGGCCTGGGCCGCGACCGTCGCCAGGTCGCCGTAGGCGTCCGCCGCAGCGTCGAACCCCGGGGCGTCATCTTCGTCGTCGTAGTGGTCGGCATCGATCAGGGCGTCGACGACGAAGTCGTAGCCGTCCTTCAGCGCGTCGTCGCTAATGCCGTCGACGCCGTTCCTGGCTCCGTTGATCGCCGCCAGACACGCCACTAAGCCGCTGACGTGCGCGGGGCCGTCCGGCGACTGCCGGAACGGACATTTCCAGCGGCCCTTCGCGTTCCTGGCGTCGTCACCCTCCGGGACGAAGACGAAGCCGTCGTCCAGCGTGGACAGGTCGGCATCTTCGTCAGACGGGTTCGGCATGGACTGCCGGGCCTGGGAACCGTCCCAGTCCCCGTCGGTGAATTCCAGGTCGGAAGGGTCCGCTGACGTGACGCGGTACGAAACGTCAGACTGGGCCATCAGCAGGAACGCCCGCATCAACCCCAGTTCAGTGTCGACGTCCATGCCTACACGTGGTAGGCAGACCCTTCGCTCCCTTAAGTCGGCGTGACGCCGTGGCCGACGATGCCAGGGTCAGCCGCTACGATACGGGGTTGTCGCCCTGCACCCTGACGTCGACGCCCGCATCCGACAGCGTGTCCCGAACGCGACGGACGCCCTTCGCCTTCTTCTGGGTCGTTGCGCGGTAGTGCGCCAGCGCCGTCACCGGGTTCAAGCTATTTGGTTCGTCGTGGGCGTACACCCAGACCGTGTCGTCCAGGTCGGGGTCGGCGTAGAACGTGATGTGGACCTGTCGAAGCGCCAGGATGTCGCCCAGCCCCTGGATGAACCGGCCCAGCATCCCCACAGTCAGGCCCGGCCCCGGGATGCTTCTGGCTGCCGCCCACCCGCGGAGGCCGTCGCCGATCCAGCGCGGCCCGGCGTACCGCTTCGCCCAGGACCCGTTTTCCGTCCAGCCCTGCCGGTTCGTCTTCACGGACGCCATCGGGTTCCGGGTGTAGTTCAACGCCATCAGCGTGCGTTCGAATTCTTCTTCGCCCTGCTGGACGATGCCGACCAGTTCGTTCTGCGTCGATCTTCCTTCGGCGTAGAACCCGGGGAACGTGGCCGCCAGTCGGTCCAGCATCGGCAGGACGGTCCCGCGGATTTGTTCCCAGAAGTCGTCGTCCGCGCCCAGCGCCCGTTTCCCCAGGACGCCGTAGAGGAACCACGATCCGATGAACGCCGCGACTGCCGCGGCTGCCTCCGGGTGGTCTGCGATCAGTTCCAGTAGCGGGTCGGTGACGCGGGTGATCTGCGCCGGGAATGGTGTCGGTGTCATGTGTCGGTGTCGGTGGTGGGTGCATCAGCGCGGTCGTGTTCGTCCAGGACGTCGGACAGGTTCGGGACGTCGTCCGCGTCTACGTCCGGGAGTTTGAACGCCGCGCTTTCCAGGATGCGCTGGATGTTTCTAACGCTATTCCGCCGGTGCGACGGGTCGCCGCCAGTGAGGCCGCCGTCCCCTGTCGACGACTGAATGGCGTAATGGATGTCGGTCATGCTGAACTGTGCGTGCCGGAACCAGTACCAACACACCGATTCTTCGAAGGACAACCCCTGTTCCAGCAGGCCGGCCAGCGTCGTCGCCTTCGTGTCCACGACGTATTTCGACTTCAGGACATCAGACAAAGACAGTTCGTCGACGTCATCCACATGGTCCGGCGGGTCGCGGGCGATACGGCGGCTGATGTCGTTCAGCAGTTCCCGCGCTTCTTTATCCACGTAGGCCCTGCGCCCCCAGGCCGTCCCCTTTCGAACCATGTACCATATACTCCCCGGCGGGACACTTAAACACCCGTCCAGCCCGGTCCCCGGCCCCGTCTATGCTCCGGGGGCGGTGCGTCCGTGCTGGATCGACAGCGGCGACGGTTGGAATTCCGCCTGATCGACCACCTGCGGCCTGTAGCTTTTAGTCTGGAATATCGTTTGAAGATACCCATTGGCGACGTCGTCCTGCGTCAGCGGCACCCGGTCGCCGATCTTCAACACGGGCCGGATACCCGACCGGCAGTAGGGATGCAGCGGCGGGATGAACCACGGTGTGTCGACCATGTCGACGACGTGTTCGTCCATCCGCCGGCAGATGTCGGTCGTCTTCGTGTCGATAGTCGCGTCATAGACGCCGTACCGGAAGCCGTTCCGAAGGTAGCGTTTCCGTGCCGCGGTATTATAGGCGTCCTGGACGCTGTCGTGCGCGATCAGTTCAGCTTTCGTCCGGGCGGTCTGTCCCGTGACGCCGCGTTCCTTCCGCTGGCTGGGGTCGCCGCCGTCGACCACGACCTGGACGCGTTCCGCCAGTTGCGGGACGGTTTCGTTCTGCGTCAGCCCCAGGCGTAACTGTCGCGTGATGCGGTCGCCCAGTTCTTCGGCCAGACTGTCGCTGGTCGCGCCGGCGTCGGCTGCGGTCCTGGTCCCGGATAGCAGGCCGGCGTCGACCTTCCGTATATGCCGAAGCCACTCCCGGTCAGTCCCGTCAACCCGCGGTAGCCCCCGGAGTTGATCAGTGTCGACGTCGTCCGGCAGCGTCGTCTGCATCTGGTCGAACGCCGCCCTGGCCGCCCGCCCAGCGGCGATGCGATGCCGTTCATCCAGCCACGAAACCAGTTCCTCCCGCAACCGCTGGGCCGCCAGCATCGTAACCGCCTGGTTGACCCGCCGCGGCCCTTCCGGCCCACCCATGATCGTCTGCACGTCGTTCTCCCGCAGCCACGCCTGGATTTCCTGCATGATCGACCGCATCGACGCCCGCGCCCGCTGCCGCGCCCGCCGAAGGTCAGTGACGGTCGACGTCGCCGCATCACGCCCACCACCGTTATCGTCGTCGTCCTGGGCGTGAACCCGGTCGTGGTGGTGGTGGTGGCGGCAGGCCAGTCCGGCTTCGATCAGGGCGTCGGACGGCATCGACGGGTCGGGACGGGTCTGTGCCACCTGTTTACCCGCCCTTTCGCCAGCCTTCCCACTCCAAAATCCTATCTTTCATGCTTGCGCAGAAACGGGCCGGTGACGCGACGTCGCCCGCCATCTTCCGACGACATGACGTGAATCGTCCACCCAGGCCCGCCCAGGCTTTTAGCAGGATGATCCGGTTCGGCGTCGGGCTTTCGTCCCAACTGTCCGGGTAGTCGAACCGCCGACCGTCGTCCGGGTTCGCAGCGTCCACGCCACCCGCTTCGGCGTCATCGCCCAGGTCGCCAGCGGGGTCAGACACCCCGTCAACGTTGATCGTCCCTGTGGATAGGTCGTCGGCCCGGTACACTTCCGCTCCGGACTCTACGGCGACGACGTAGGCCGGGCTGTTGTCGCTGGGTTCGACGTCACTCCCGCCTGGTCCTTCGAAGGCTTCGGTCCTGATTTCGACAACGACCCCCGGCCCCTGCGGCGTATCGACTTCATCGCCTTCGCTGTACCGCGTCGCCGCTGCTGCCGGCACCGGCGGGGCGTTCCCCGAACACCCCATCAGTAGCGCCTGCACGCGGTCGACCCAGTCCCGCCACCCGTCGCTGGCGTCACCATCGGTCAATGCAACCGCCTTCCTGAACGCAAAGCGTGCGCCGGCGACCCCGCCCCAGCCCTTCCCCGCGGTGTAACTGTTCTCCCGCCAGGGGGCGTCTGCGCTGGCGTGCTGTAGCGTCGTCCGGTCGCCCGATACGTCGATGATGTTGTCGAAGTGCCGGGACCACCAGTTCGCCATCGCGTCCGACGACCCCACGACATCACCCGGCGACAGGGTGCGGCCAGCAGCCAGCGTCTCCGCCCTGGACCACCCGCGGTCGGTCATCCCGTTCACGGTGACGTCCGGGTCGTCGCGCGCGTCCAGCGCCATCTGGGCGGCGTTCTGAACGGCATCAGGGATGGACAGGTCGACATCGGCAGCCTGGCCTGTCGCGTCCGCCAGGTCGCCGTCGAAGCTGTCAGCATCGACATCGTCAGCACACGCCGGGCACTTGAACCGGCCAACGATACGCCGCCGGTCCCCGCAGGACCGACACGTAGCTGGGAAGTCACCCGCGGCATCGTCTGACAGCGCCGTCGCCGGCGGACGCGACCCATCCTGACCCGCCGGTTCACCCCCATCGTCGCCCCGATCACCCTGGTCCTGGGGTTGTCGTCCGCGGTCATTCTGTTCGTTCAGGAAGTCCTGCATCCGCTGGCTGCGGTCCCCGGCGTCGTCCGGGCCGCCAGACGGCGGTTGCGGCCCGGGGTCGGTGACGTTCAGGTCGATGCCTTCGATGTTGTTCAGCATCTGCCGGACTTCCTTCTCCGTCAACCCAGCGATACCGGCGTACTGAAGCGCCTGCACGACCAGTTCTTCATCCTGATCCTGAATCGGTGGGAACGTGTGTTCGACCGACCCGTCCAGCCCGTGGATGTCCGTCTGAACGCGCGCGAACTGATCGAACACCCGGATGATTTCCTGCCGCCACCCCGCGATGGTCGTCATCAGCGTCCTGAACAGGGTTTCACGGGACAGTTCCGCGCCGTCACGCAGTTCAATCAGGTCCAGCGGGACCAGCATCCGCCGCGCGATACTCCGGTTGTAGCCCCTGATCTGTTTATCCAGCGGTTCGTTGTTCTCCGGGATTTCGATCTGTTCGAACGACCAATAGTCCGGGATGGCCGCCGTCGTCCCGGACTGCCAATCCTTCAGGTGATCGAACGCGCTTTCCATGTTCTCCCGCAGGGCGCGTTCCAGCTTCGTCGGCGGCGTCCCACCGGTATCGTAGTCATCATCCTGCACGCGGTCGAAATACTGGCCTTCCGGCAGATACGACGGCGGTTCGACCGTCGCGTAGACAGCGCCGAACGACGTCAGTTCCGCCTTCCGCGCCTTCAACCGCTGCATCACCATCTTATTGATCGTCGTGTCGACGACAGCCTTCAACGGCGGCGTGTCGTACAGTGAGATGTCGAAGACCTGTTCCCCGATGACCAGCGGTTGACCGTCGACGCGTCGGCGTTCGATGGTGATGTCGCCCGGGTCGTCGCGGGTTCCTTCCTCAACGTCGAATTCGTAGACGGTCGTCGGGTCCTGCATATAGATTTCCTCACCCGTGATCCCGTCTTTCAGGTAATCAAGGGTTCGAAGGTCCAGTTCTTCCAGGTCGGTCGCCCGCAGCACCGTCCTGGCGTGCGTCAGGTTCTCCCGCAGTATCACGTCGATCACGTCCGTCGGATGGATTTCACCGTCGTACAGGTCCCGGAGGTGATCGGCCAGTCGCTGGTCGGCGTCGCGTTCGGGGTCTGACGGTTCGACCGCCATCCCTTCCGACCCGACGATCAACGCCTTGATCCGCTCTTTCACCCCCGGGATCAGGTCGTCTTTCGCCAGCAGATAGCGTCCAACGCGGTGGGTGTAGTCGACGCTGTTCTGCTGAAGTTTCCTGATCTGGGGGTCCTGGATGAAGTCGAAGTCGCTGACGTCCTGCGCCGTCGCCAACAGGGCGTCCCGTCGGTCCTGGACGGGGATGGTCGCGCTGTCGTCCTGGGCGTGGACGCGGCCCGACCGCGGCGTCAGGTCGTAATCGAAGTCATCCGGGACGTCGCCCGCGATCTGGGTGTCGTCAGGTGCAGCGGCGTCGCGGATACGGTCCAGGTCAACATCGTCGGCATCGCGGGCCGCCTCAACGATACTGTCGTCCAGCGCCACCGGGATGTCCCTGCCACCTACCGTCACTGTGCCGGCGACCGCATCAGGGCCGACCCTGTCAGCGACCGTGGCTTCAGACGCAGCCGGAACGCCGCCAGCCGCCTCCGCCGCGCCAGGTCCGGGGTCGCCGTCCGGGTCGTCTGCATCCATGCCTGAATGGAAGCCCAGCGTCGTCCTTAAGTCGCCGTGACGCCGTGGACCCCGGGCCGACCGAACCTGATGTCGGCGGCGTTAGGCGGTCGACCGGATGAATTCGATCCACGTTCCCAGCACGGTGTATTCATCGCCGCTGTCGGTTGTCACGGTCGCTTCCAGCCAGTAGGTCCCGATCAGGCCGCTGGTATCGCTGGGTTCCAGATGGACGTCGAAGTCACCCGCTGACCGATTCGTCCACGTGATGCCGCCGCCACCCGTTGTTTTCGTGACCCGGACGGTGCCGCCGCGGTCGTCCGCGATCACAGCCGTTACGTCGCCGCCCGATAGGTCGATGTCGTCCCCGTCGGTGTCTGTGCCGTCAACCGCGATGGTCGGGCTGTCGCCTTCGACCAGCGCGTTCACCCCGGTCAGTTTTTCGTAGTTCATCGCCGGACCCCACCGGTTAGTTCAATGCGGATGCGGGCGCGTCCCGTCGCGTCGACCCGTCGCGTCACGTCAGACGGGTCGCCCAGCGTCGCGCCTGACGGCGATTCGACGTCGCGGAGCGTCACGTAATACCCGCCCAGACGGAACCCGGTCGGGCCGCCCAGGGTGCCGCCGCCCAGCGCCGCCGCGCCCTGCGTTCTGACGACATCCAGGTCCTGGTAGGCCCCACCCAGCGTGAAGCCCGCTGGGCCGCCCAGCGTGCCGCCCTCATCAGTCATACGTGGATGTCACCTGGGCCAGTGCCTAAAGCGGGCGTGACGCCGTGGCCGGGGAGTGAGGTCATCCGATGACCGCCCCTGGATCGATCACTTCAGCGTCACTTTCGAAGCCTTCATAGCACGCCATCATCGCACCATCAGCGATGTCCGGGCTATGCCCCAGATGATTCGGCTTCTTCACGTCGTCCTTCCCCTTCAGGACCAAGACGTCCTGCCCGCGGAACGACCGTTCATCCAACCGGTACACCCGCGCCGCCACGCGTAGTTCCCGTTCCAGGTCGCTGTTCGGCGGGACCAGCAGCCGCCCGTCCTTTAATGCGTTCCCCAGGTCGACCGCCGCTTCCGTCCGCTTGTTCCGATAGCGGACGTCCTCCCGCGGGTCGTCGTCCCGACTGTCGACTTCCGACCCCTTAAATCGGCGGACGCGATCCTGCGCCTGCCGGACGTTGTCCGCCACCCCGGACCCCTCCCCGATGGCGTCGATCAGGAACAACCCCCGCCTGGGGAGGCGGTCGTCGGTCGCCAGGAACAGGTCTTCGTTCTCCGGGTGATCGTTCACCCGGTCCTTCAGGACGACGTCCAGCAGCCCGGTGTCCCAGCGGGCGACGATGACCGTCCGGTCCCCGCCGTCACGGGCGACGTCCCCACCCATCTGCTGGACGACCGTGCCTTTCGCCGCCGATGGTGTCGCGCCGTCGTCAGTGACGACGCGGTACATTTCGACCGCCTGATCGACGTGGCGTTCATACCAGGGCCGGAGCGTCCCGCGGCCCGTCGGCGGCATCACCCCCAGGCGTTTCCGGTACCAGCGCGGGTCCAGCGTTCGCCAGTCGTCCCGCGCGACGCGCTTTCCGTCTTCCGTCGTGACGGCCTGTCGGACGTCGTCGACGCCGGGCCAGGGGCGTCCGTTCCAGGATTCATAGTCTTCTTTGATCAGGTCCAGTTCGACCAGGCCCGCGATGCCATCGCTGTCGTCGCCATCTGGGAGTTCGCCCAGGTCGCGTTGGACGTTGTGGCTGTCGAAACTGTCGAATTCGATGACGTACCAGCGCGGGTCGTCCCACTTCTGGAACGCCACGTCACCACGGTCCTGCGGCGGGTTACAGATGGCGACGCAGACGTCGTCCGTCGACGATGCGGTCGACGTCGCCGCGTCGAAGTGGCCCGCGCCGACGTCCGGTTTGTCGGCTTCGTCGATCACGACGAACGCCGCCCGCCCATGCCGCCCTTCCAGGTTACGGGGGTCCCGCGGGCTTCTGAACTTGATCCACCACTCCGGGAATTCGTCATCCGGGAATTCGATCCGGGGCGCGTTTTGCTTCGCCTCCGCCCCGATGGGGTACTGTTGTTTCGCGCGCTGATGGATGGTCTGAAGGAACGGCCAGGACGTGTCTTTCAACGTTGGGTAGTTCCCGGACGTCGTGAGGCCGACGCTGTTCAGCCGGGTCATCACGTAGTGATACTGCGCCAGCATCACGCCGGCGGTCTTCCCGGTCCCGTTCCCCGACCAGACCAGGACACGATGATGGTCCTGGCAGGCCCGCAGTATCTCCTTTTGGGTGTCGGCCAGGTCGAAGCCCAGGTCCTGGTAGAACTGGATGGGTCGGTCGCGGTAGAAGTCGATCAGGTCCGCGGCGTCGTCGACATCATCGACGCGGGTCCCGTCAGCGGCCATCGTCGATGGTCCCCGGCTGCGCCTGCGCGACGGTCTGCACCCAGCACCGGAGCGGACGGTCCCCCACGGCGTCGTCCGGGATGTCATCCTGGTAGACGTTCGCTTCCGCCCGGGGGTCGCCGTCGCCGGCGTCGATATTGTGGTGGATGCAGGCGCTGAACGGCCAGCGCGACGGGTCCCCAGGGATGGAGTAGTTCCCCCCAGGTGTCTGGTCCAGGGCCTCCGGTGGGGCCAGGTAAAACGACCGGTCGCCCTTCCACCGCGCCACGATGACGCTGGCAGCGTCGAATTGGTCGCCGAAGTGCTGTAGTTCAGTGACTTCCCGGCCCGTGGGGTTCCGGGGCGGGCCGCCGGATTTCAGTTCGCCGCAGATGACGACGCCGCCCGACGCGGCCAGGACGTCCGGCGCTTCCTCCGGTTGCGTCCCCGACGCTGGCGACCGGATGCCTTCCCAGCCCAGCGCCGACAGGCAGTTCAACAGGTGTCGTTCCTGTTCAGTCCCGTCCATCATCATCGCCCCCATCGGTCGGGGTGAGGCCGGGGGTCGGGGAGGGCGTCCGCATCGGGCGCGGCTGTCGCCTGGATGCCGTCGCCGTCAGGCATCAGCGTCACCGTCCTGGTCGTCGTCTACCTGGTCCTGGCAGACGCCGCAGTAGCCGTTCCCCATTAGCGTGACTTTCCGTCCGCATCCCAGGCAGACGCCTGGGTCGACGTCGTCGGGGGCGCGGCCTTCCAGCGTCAGGCTGTTCTGGTCGTCTGTCGAATCTCCGTCGGTGTCGGTGTCCGGTTCAATCATGTTCAGGCTTCAGTTTTGGACGCCAGGCGCGTCTGTCCTAGCGGCTTCAGTTCTGCGGTATTCATCTGTCCAGTTCGGGTTAGTCGTCGGGGTCCTGTTCCTCCCGCATCGTCGACCGCCTCACCGCCTCCCCCCAGGACGCCATCGCGTCAGCAGTCTGGGACTGCGGGTCGTCCAAGATACCCAGGTCCTTCAGTTCGCGGATGTCCCGCTGCCGCATCCGGGACTTCGGCAGATTCACCGGCAGTTCATCTTCAATTTCGACCGGCTCCCCATCCGTCGGATCGACCACGACATCGCCTTCACTGATGACGACGTCGTCCTGCGTCAGTAGTTCCCGGACCTGCCGTAACGTGACGCCCTTCAACAGCACTTGATGCACGCAGATGTCGAACAACCGGTCGGCCTTCCCGGTCAAGTGGTCAGGACTAACGGGCGGGGCATCAGCAGCAGCGTGCTGGCGGGGGGCAGCCTGCGCGACGTGTGCATCACCCTGGTCATCGACGTCGTCACCGCCCGCGTCAGCGGCCTGTGACGCGTCCTGACTGACGTGGTCCAGGACCGGCGGGCTATACCGGTCCGCATCCCCCGGGTAGGCTTCGAAGGGTGCATCGTCCATGTAGGTCCAGAAGACCCGCCTGATCTTCGTCGCCAGCGGCGGATCATGCTCCCGGAAATAACCGAACAGCCCAGTCGCATCCTGCTCCGCCGCGTACAACCCGTGCGACAACGCGTTCTTATTCCCCTCCGGCGCGTGACCGCCGACCGATCCCCGACCAGCCAGTTTGTTCGACCCCCGCGCATCACCGTGGTTTTCGGGTGGCCCCGACCCGTCGCGGGGATGCATATGACACCGTTCATCCGCGTCGCCGACCGGGAACTGGCAGGGGCCGTCCGTCGACGTCGTCTCATCACTCCCGCAGACCCAGCCCTCCCCATCACCGTCGGCATCGTCGGCATCCTGATCGTGATCGCCCGCCATACGCACCCAGTTTACGTTCGAATCCTGTTAACAGTTCGCCGCCACCGGACCACGGACTGCGACCGGGTTCAGGAATGGGCTGCCGTGGGCTGCGGGCTGGGGGACGGGTGGGGTGGTTAGTTCTGGGTGTCGGCGTCGTCGACGTCCTGTTGAAGTGATTCGATGGCTTGCTGGCGGGTGAGGTAGTCGGTGATGTCCGACATGTCGACGGTGTCGGCCTGTGCTTTGCCGTACTGGTAGGCGTAGCCGTAGGACAGGAGGACGATGACGAAGGCTCCGGCCCCGATGGCGACGGATAGTGGGTCGACCATGCGGGTGGGTCTTCGTGTGGGTGGGGTAAGTAGTGGCGTGACGCGGTGGCTAGGTGGATGGTGGCCAGTTGGGGGTAGGGGTGGTGGTGCCGGGTTGGGTGGCCGGCGCGACATGGACGACGAACAGCCCCCGCCGGTGCTGTTATAGGGAATGAAACGTCTCTTGAGGGTATGAAGCCCGATGAAGAAGAAGTTCGGCGGTTGTATAATGAAGGGAATTCCCTAAACGACCTGGCCGATGAATACGGCGTGTCGTCGGCGACGGTGCGTAGGTGGATGGTAGACTGGGGGATTGAACGTCGAAGTCTTTCCGTCAGCACGTCGATGGCAGCAGGGTCGTACTACGATATTGACCTGCGCGTCGATAAAGACGGGTATATCGCCTTCAACGGGACAGCGCCGGATAGCACTGGGTTTACGGTTCGTATTCACCGGTTGGCTGCCGTGGCGTGGTTTGGATACGATGCTGTCGTTGATTGTGACGTGCATCATTTGAACGGGGTTCCGTTCGATAATAGAGAGTCGAATATCACCGTGATGGGGCATGGTGAACACGCGTCTGAACACGAATTCTGGGAGGACGCGTCCAGGGAAAGGGAGCGCGAAGACCAGGGCCGCTTCAGCCCTGGATAACACGTCAGGAATCCCCCGCGGACCTTCGGATGGGTTGTCCTGTCGGCCAGCGGGGGGTTGCGACGATGTCGTAGGGGTGTCTATGGTACGTGCGGGACGCCCTCTTTGGACGGATGCCCTATCGGGGGCGTGTCGCCGGGGCGTTCGTGGATGGTGTCGTGTGAGGGTGATCACTCCGTGTGGGTGGTTGTCGGGGTAGTATTTGAGTCAGCGTGACGCGGTGGCGGAATCGTCGATGTCGATGTCGGGGTTGATCTGGTAGGCCTGGACGTGCTGGATGTTGTGGACGGTGGCGTCGTCGACGACGTCTTCGACGTAGGCTTTCAACCGGGTCGGGGTTGGGCCGTCGGTGTGGCTGCCGATAGTGGTGTCGCTGTTGGTGTCGACCAGGACCAGGGTTTGTCGTCGTCCGCTGGGCTGGTAGGCGACCGTGGCGATGTAGACGTCGTGACCCCAGTCGCCGGGGTCGTCTGGGGGTGTGAGGACGTGCCTGATGTGGATTTCGGTGTCTGGGCGGGTGGTGGCGTAGGCTGCGAAGACGCCCAGTGTGATGGCCAGGAGGATGGCCAGCGTCGCGGCGATGGGGTCCATTTATGTGTCGCCTCCGTCGGCGTAGTCGTTCAGACTGTGCTGGGGGGTGTCCAGGCTGTCCAGGTGGCCGTCGGCTTTGATGACGACCGTGGTGGATTTCGGGATGTAGCAGCCCCAGTTTGACCCGTCGATGGTCGGGTTGTTCTTTCGGTGGAACTGTGTGACGCGGACGGCTTTCGGGCTGTAGTCTTCCCAGTGCCCGACGGCCAGGCGTCCGCCGTTGGCGTCGACGTCGATCATGCTGTCGGCGTTAAGTCGGACGACGTCGTGGTCGTCTTCGTCGCGTTTGAAGTCCGGGAGGATGAAGAGGCTGTCGTGGCGGGTGTCCCGGAGGACGGTGACGACGGCGTCTTTTTCGGGGCCGGTCAGCATCGGGGCGTGATCGACGTCATCCCAGGACCGGACGGTGACTGTGCGTAGTTCGACCGCGTCGTCACTGGGCATCGTGATCACCGTTCGGGTGGACGGTGACCATCAGCGTCCAGATGGCGGTCGCGTCGGGTGGGTTCGCGTCGATGGCTGGCGCGGCTTCGACGTAGATGTCGGCGTCGCCGTGGTCGCTGTCGATGTCCAGGACTGCGGGGAAGTCGTCTTCTGGCGCTTCTGGACTGATGGGGTCGCCTTCGAAGGCTGTCGCCGCTTCCAGATACACGGGTTGGCGGTGGTGGTCGGTCGGGTTCGTGGTGTAGTCGACCGACAAAACGCTGACGCCCTGGTCCTGAAGGGCGTCGACGGCGTCCGCGATGGCCCTGATGACGTCCGGGTCGACGTCGTAGGGCGCGCCATCAGTCACGTGGATCACCCCAGCGGCGGTGACGGGCGTCGATGCTTTGTTCGCGTTCGGCTGCGTCGTCGCCTGTTGGGTCGTGGCCGTGCCGCCAGTAGTCCCAGCAGGGGCCGCAGACGTTGTTCGCGTTCGCTGGCGCGTCTGTGGTGTCCATCTGGGTGTCCCTGATGGTGTCCAGGTTGGTGAGGGTGAGGCCGCAGGCCAGGCCGTGGTCGTACCCGTCGAACGTCGTGGATCGATGCCAGCGATGGGTGGCGTCCTGAACCCAGATGCCGGGGTTGTCGACCTGCGACTGGACTTCCCACGTCAACTGGAAGACCAGCGGGGCGACGTCGTCGATTTCCTGCTGGACGGTTGTCGGGCTGTCCAGGTGCGCGCCGCCGATGTCCTGGCGGACCTGTTCGCGGCCCGGGTCCGGGCTGCCGGCGGGGCCTTCGAAGTTGGTTTCCAGGAAATCCTGCACTGTGCGGCCCAGGTCCATCGTCTCACCGATGTAGCGCCAGGCCGTCTGCGGGACGTCGCCCTGGTCGTCGTCCGGGAGCGTCGCTTCTGATAGGAGTGCTTCGGCGACTTCGCCGACTTCTTCGACCAGCGCCAGGAACAGCGTCGGGGCGGTTTGGTTCCCCCAGCGGTCGACGTTGTCGTCGGCCTGTCGTTCCCAGCGGATGCGCCGGTCAGTCACGGTGATCACCGTGCCAGACATCCATCAGGTCGTCGCGGTCAACGCCGGGCGCTTCGTCGGCGCGGGGAAGGAACGACTGGGCGCACCGCTGGCAGATGTCCAGCGGGTCGGTAGGCGCGGCTGCCAGGCGGTCCCAGTAGGCCGGGACATGACCGCAGGCGCTGGCGTAATCTGACGCGTCGCGCGTGCCGCGGGCCAGCATCGACGGGATGCCGAAGTCGACCAGGTGCGCCTTCTCACCGGACCGGGTTTCCGCCCAGGCGACGTCGCTATCCATCACCACCACCGTCCTGGAACGCGTTCAGGCCATGTTGACCGCGTGATTCGTCCCCGTTAGATTTCCAGTCAGGATGCCGGGGCGGGGTCTTCCGTCCGTCGGCCCAATCTTGGAACGGGACGCCGAATCGGGCGTTGATGTCGATCCAGTCTTCCCCGCGGCGCTGCCGGGGGCTGTCGTCGGGATCGGGCGTGTCGCCGTGTTCCGTGACCGCGTCGGGGTGGAAGACGTACCGGTAGCCGCCGTCCTGGACGAATAGGAGTAGTAGGGCGTCGGTGTCGGTGGCGCGTTGGGCGACCTTCGTGTGCATGAAGGACGCGTCGCCGGCCTTCAGGTACTGTTTTGCGGTGACGATGAAGGGTTGGTCGTGGACGGTGACGCGGAAGGCGTACCGTCCGCGGTTGTCGTCGTACCAGGCGTCGATGGCGGTCTGCCTGGTTTTGAAGTAGTCGGCGGCGTCCGATAGTAGGCCCCCGGTCATCGGTCACTGTGGGTGTCGCGGATGGTTCGCAGGGCGTCCTGGAAGTCCGGGTCCGGGTCCGGTTGGTAGTACCGTCCGCGCTTCAACGCGTACAGTAGGCCCTGGGCGGAGTAGCGTTCCGGGTCGGTCGGGTCCTCCGGCGCGTGCGGCGACAGCGTGACGTGTTCGTCGTCGATGTGGGCTTCGAAGGGACGACCCGTTGCGGGTCGCTTCAGTATCGTTCCGTCGATGAGGTCGCTGGGGTCGTCGATGGCGGCGTCAGGCATCGACGTCGTCCCCCATCGGTTTCGTCCGGGTGTTCGTCATCGCGGTCAGGTTGACTTCCACGCCGCTCCGCGTTCGTTTGACGTCGGTGATGCGGGTGACGTCGAACCCGGCGTCGTTAAGTGCGTCGACCGCGTCCTGGACGGCGTCGGTGTCGTGGTCCGATAGGCCTCTACTCCCCATCGCCGGCACCCCCAGTCGGGTCGGGGTTGATGTCGTGGTCGATGCCGTGTTCGTCCAGGGTTTCGGCCAGCAGCGCGGTGTCGCCGGTGCCGTCGTCGACGTCCAGGGCGTAGGCGGTCGGCGGCGTGTCCGCGACCAGGTATAGGCCGTTCGGCCAGCCGGCGATGTCGTCGCCGGGCGGCATGGTTGTCGGCGTGCGGACTGCCTGTAGCGGGTCGAAGCGGTCGTCGTCTTCGAACCGTCCGTGTTCCAGCGCGTCGACCAGGTCGGTGATGCCGTCGAAGCCGTGGTCGGTGAGGGTCTGGGTGACGGTGTCGTCGTCGGGAACTAAGAGGAGCCAGGCGATGGCGGCTTCGTGTCCGGCGCGGCTGATGGCGCGGTATTCCTGTTCGTAGTGCTGTTCGGCGGTGTCTTCCAGGACGTCCCGGAGGAACGGGGCGACCTTGAGGTCGGCGTAACTGGTCATGACATCATGTTTAAGATTGCTTTCCAACAGTCGGTACAAAGTTGTTTATCGGTCCGTGCGCCTGTCGATTCCTTTGTATCTGTCAGTATCACCCTGTCCCGAAGTTTTGGTTTTTCAGGCTGCATTTGTCGGTTACAAATTGGGCAAGTGTTGATTTTCCCGGGGCCACCACGTTCATCCCGGCAGTTCGAACACATTTGCCGCGAATCAGGTGGGTGTTTCGTGACGGCGATGTCGTCGCTCATTTGCTGCTTACAGACCGGCTCCCCGTCATCCGTCGCTTTGTGATATACTTCGCGTTGGGTGTCTCCGGGGAGGTAACAATACTTTTGTTCGGCCATCGACATCAGCGCCCGTCGTTGTCCCGGTCAATCATCTTTTTCTCCCAGGATGTCGGCAGGTGATTTGCGGTCCGGGTCGTACTCTTTCAGGGCTTCCTGGATGATGTCATCATGCCTTTGATTACCATCCTTCACTGCGTTGAGGGCGCGTAAGGTGGGGTTCGACACCCTGATGGTGTGTTCCAGTTCGTCTTTGTTTTCATATTTGTCAGGCATCGCTGTCGTTGTCCTGTCCGCGTTCGCGTGGGTCGACGTCGGGCCAGTCTTCGAAGCTGGGGTCCGACAGCCGGTTCCCGATAGCGTGATCCAGGTCGTCCTGGATGTCGCTATGCAGCGTTCGGGCCATCGACCGGAGGCAGCGGCGGCCCTCCGGGTCGTCCAGCGCGATGGCGGGGTCGATGCGGACCTTCGTGGACTGGTAAGCGTCAAATGATTCGTAGTCGCCGGTCGATACGGTTTCGTCGGCGCTGACGGTCATCCCGACCGCGATCATCCCGGCGTCGTCGGGGTCGTCAGCGACCTGGACGGTCGTGCCGTCGACGGTGACGGTTGAAGTGTCGGTGTCTGCCATAGGGTGCGCCGCTGACGCGGGCACAAGGCGGGTCCCGTTGTCGCAGGGACCGAGGCGTCCGCCCCGCCGGGTCGACGCGACTGTGCGTCGGCCTGGGCGGCATAGCGGACGAAATAACTGGGGTTCGAAGCCCGTTATTCCGCGGTGGCTGTCCAGTCGTGCTTCGGGCTACGCGTGTCGCCTTCCCAGCAGGGTTCTTCAGGCGGCGTATAGCCCGCCCGGGACCGCCTCCCGCAGCGCGTACAGACGACGTCGTCGTCAACTGGATCGACGTCACCGGTCATCGGTCTAAGTCGTCAGCAGTCGGCGGCCCACCATCGTCGTCGTCCTGGCCGCGGGTGGCCGTTGCGGTCAGCGTCAGGAACCCGATGGATGCGACCGCCAGCGCGGCCAGCACGGCCCGCGACGGGTCGACCGCCGCCAGAACCACCGCCCAGACCGCGCCGACGACGGTCAACCCGACCGCCAGCCCCTGAATTGTCACCCAGGGCATGGTCAGGACGCATCGGCGTCGACGTCATCCATATGGTCCGGCGGGTCGCGGACCTGGTAGACCATGTCGACGACGTAATCCTGGACGATGTCGGGGTTCGGGCGGCCCGGTGCGTGCATCAGCGTCCGGGCGACGATGCTGTCGACGATCCGGTCCAGGTCGCCGTCGTCCGCTTGGTCGATGGCGACTTCATCCTGGGTGATCTGGTCGTTCGCGGTGTCGGTCCAGTCCGGCAGGTCGTCGTCATCCAGCGCGTCCATCGTCGCCGCGTACACCCGGGGTTCCGGGACGTCGATCTTCGCGGCCAACGTCGGGACGTCCACGTCGGGGACGCTGACGTCGACTTCGACCTTCGTCAACAGTTCGTTCGTCCCCAGTTCTGACCCGGTCGGCTTCGACTGCCGGGTCCGGTGCGACCCGTCGCGCCAGTCGATGATCAGCCAGGCGGTGATGGTTTTGTCGTCAGACATCGCCGTCGCCCCCGCTGAACGCGGTCATTTCGTCCGCTGGGTGTGCGTCGCCATTGACCTGCTGGCCCAACCGCTGATATAGGTCAGCGAGGTCGGCGGCCAGTGCGTCCAGGTCTTCGGCGTCGGCCCATGCTGCTGCGGCGGCGACGGCGGTGATGGCGTCGTCGCCACCGATTTGGGCGTCGGGGTCGATGTCGATGTCCTGGGTGGTCGGGCCGTTGATGGCGACTTCGAAAACGTAGCGTCGTTCCGTCGCCTGGCCGGTAGCGATATTGATCATGCCTCCAAACCCGCGTGCGTCGCGGGTTACTTTCTTCAGTTCGAATTCGCGGACGGTGCCGCCCGCGGCTTCGATAGCGTGCTGTACGTCGTCTGCGGCTTTGAAGTCGATGTCGGTGTCGTTCATGCGTCGATAGGGTCGGCGTCGTCGTTGTTCAGTAACGGTTCGACGTGGCCCTGCCGCGGATCGTAGCCAGCATCGGCCAGCGCGTCGATGATGTCCTGGGTTGCTGGCGTCGACCCCAGGTCGACCTGATTCGCCGCGGCGGCGATGGACTTCAGGTCGTTGTAACTACCGTGGTCCCTGTGCCACACTTCCCAGGCCGACGCCCGGGATTCAAGGTCGCGGGCGTCCTTATGGCTGATGTCGACCGTCTCCGGGTCGTCCGCCCCCGGGTCAGCGTCGACATCAGCCGCTTCGTCGTCGCTGTCGCGGAACCGGCCCAGCCCGGTGTCGTCTTCGTGCGACCGCGGCGGTTCGATGTCGACGACGTCCAGGGTCCCCGCGGCGGCGTGATCCTGGACGTACTCCGGGACGGTCCCGTCTTCGTGCTGGGTGTAGACGACTTCCTGAAGATAGGCATACCCGATGACCGCCCACCCGACGTCGGTGTCGGGATGGATGACCCAGACGCGCGTGATCCCCGGTTCGACCACGGGCGGGGCCTGCCGCTTCGACAGCGGGATGGCTTTCGATATGCCCAACGTGACGGCTTCGTCGATGAAGTCGTCCGCGTCAGGGTAGTGGGTCTTCCCGGCCCGCATCAGGACGTCGGCGTGCGGTCGCTTCCCGTGCGCCGCCAGGTCGATTTCCCCGAAGTGATCAGCGTCGAAACGGCGGGCGTCCAGCCGGTCGACGTGCCGTCGGGCTTCACTGGCCGGCGTGGCGTCTGGACTGTCGTACAGGCCCTTATCGACCATGTTCTGGACGGCGGTCGCGTCGGTCGCGTCGCCGGGGTATTCGCGGACGAAGTCCGATAGGTCGTCCAGCGCGAACTGGGAGGACAGGCCGTCGAACCGCAGGTACCCCCGCGTGAACTGGCCGTCAGTCCCCATTTCGCGGTACGGTACTGGCGGGTCCAGGCGGACGAACGACGGCAGGACGCCGTCGGGGCTGCCGATGACGCCCCGGATGTACGCCTTCCCGCGCGACAGGAACCCGCATCCGCGTTCGACGTTCGCTATGGTTCTGGTCATCGTTCAGTTTAGTCGCTTTGAATCCGGGGAGCCAGCATGAACTGGCCTGACGCGTTCCAGTCGGCGTGATTGAACTGTAGCATGGTCGGGTATTCGATCCCGAACTTCAGGGTGACGCGGTCCATCTTCGACCGCTTCAACCCCTTCGTCATGTCCCGCAGGTAGTCAAGGCTGAACAACGATCCCTGACCGTCACCGTCTTCACCGCCCTCTATCCAGGCGGCGTTCGGGAAGACCGCGGTGTCGGCGCGGTCGTCACCGTTGGTCAACTGGACGTCGCTGGACATGGTTGACCCGACGACCAGCGCCGATCCGTCGATGGCGACGCCGGCGTGGTCGTGACCGTCCGTCAGCGACTTCACGGCGTCGTTCAGCGCGTCGATCCCAGGGGTCGCCCGGAACGGCAGGTCGATTCCGGGAACGTCCGGTTCGTCGCGCACGGCGTCGGGGTCGATCAGGCTGAACACGGTGACGCGCTTCATCTGCTGGTCCGGCCTGATGACGGCGACGCGCATCCGCGGGACGTCACCGCCGGGGTCCAGGATGTCGATGCGGACGGGGTCGTCGTCCGGCATCCGGGCGAACGACAAGGCGGACGTCAACGTTTTGAAGTTGACGCCGACGGTGACGTCGCGGTTGACCTGGAAGCCGCTGAAGCCGTCCGCGTGGACCGTCAGGTCGATCATGCCGACGTTCGCCGGGTCGACCGCAGTGATCGACAGGCCGTCCGGGTCGACGTTCAGTTTCGCCTCTTTGACCAGCGCGGTCGGGAGCCGTAGAAGGGACCGGATCGGTTTCCCGGTCGTGGCGAACGCAGCGGCGCTATCCGTGGGGGCGTCGAACCCTAAGTCGTCGCCGGTGTCTTCAGGGACCTGCGTCTCCCCCGCGTCAGGCATCGGCATCACCCTGGGGGACGACGCCTTTCGCGTGGCGTTCGCCGGTCTTCGATATGACGACGTCGACGGTGTCCCCGACCGATAGCGCCTGGTCGTCAGGGTTCTGTATGAACGTAGCGACACCGTCGATGCGACCCATCGGGTCGCCTTTCTTCGTGTTCGTCCCGTCGTCTTCGATGACGGCTTCGTAGGTCGTGCCGACGGTGAGGACGTCGTCGACGTTCGACACCTTCTGGCCGTTCGGCAGGGCTTCGACCGTCGACCGGAGGTCGTCCAGTTCGGTGTTGACCGTCGCCTGTAGGTCGTCGATTCGATTCAGCAAGTCGTCCGTCGTGACGTGATCGTCAGGTCCTTCCATAGCTATAGGGGTCCGCTGTTCGCCGCGGGTCGCGGGACTGTGATTGTCGGCCAGTCCGGGCCGACCGCCCCGCCAGACGCGACCACGGTGGTCGGGCCGGGCGGTATGACGGCAACGACAGCGACGGGGTGGCCGGTTATGGCCCGGCGTCGTCGGTGTCGCTGTATCCGAAGGTTGCGTCCAAGAGGACGATGCGGCCAGCGTCGGCGTCGATGCCGATGACGTCCCAGGGGCCGACGCCGACGTACCGTTGACCCAGCCGGCGGACGGCGGTGACGCTGACGTCAGGGTCGCAGGTGACGGTCAGTTCCGTCGGTCGCGTGCGACGGATCGCGTAGTCGCCTGCTGGGCGGTCTTCGTCGATGACAGCCGCGGCGCTTTCGGTGGACTGTGCGACCGCGTGCCGCTGCCGTCGATCCAGGCGTTCGATGATGTCGTCCTGGATGGCGTCCGGGTCGGTCAGCGTGACGAAGGTCGCGGAGCCGACGCCGTCACGCCGGCACTCCGGGCAAACCCCCGACCGTTCAGTTCGGCCCGCCGCTGATCGGCCTGTCTGGGGCGACAGCGGCGTGCCGCACCGGTGACAGTCGTACTCCATCGGTTCCCCTGTCTGCGGCGGTGCGTTCTCCGGGTCGACGCTGGCGTCGCCGTCGTGGGCGTCCAGTTGGTCGGTGATCATGTCGACGTGTGCGTCGCGGGTCGGGATGTCGTCGGGGTCAGTCATCGTCGTCACCGTCCCAGACTTCGACCGGGTGTTCAGCGACCGTGCAGGCGGCGTGCGGGCCGTCGTGTCCGTTGGGCTTCCCGCAGAGGTTGGCGTCGTCGCTTCTGGCGTTACAGACGGACGTGTCGTCGCTGGTACGCTTCATGACACATTGACATTCAGTCATCGTCATCACCGTCCTGGTCGCCCGGCTGGACCCGACGCGCCAGGTCGACGACAGCCGCTTCGGTCGGGTGGTCGCCGGTCAGGTATTCCATGCCCTGTCGGTGGTAGTGCGCCGCTTCGTCGAACGTCGCCCCCTTCGCCTTCAGGATGTGTTTATCCTGGTCCCTGGTCCCAGTGCCGCGCTTCAGTTCCGTCGTGATGCTGACCCCGTGGTCGGTGCGTTTCACTTCCTGCTGGTCGACGTCGTCGTTGTCGTCAGTCATGGTTGTAGTCGCTGTTGGGTCTGTTCACGCCGCCGTCTGCGGCGGTGTCGATGCAACTCCCGCAGGGCGTCGATGGGCTTCAGGTCCCGGAAGTCGGGATGCCAGTAGACGATGATCATGTCCTGCCAGAAGTCGTCGCGGTCGCGGCGGCGGGACCACTTCGACATCGTTAGCTCCCGTCAGGGAAGAACGTCGACTCAAACCGGGACTGGTCCATCCTGTCCTGGCGGCGTTTGTCGTCGCGGTCCAGCGTCGCGCGAAGGTCATCGACGTCGTGGCTGTCGCAGTAGGGGAGTGCGTCCAGGTCGTCGACGTGGTCGACGAACGCCGACCGTCGACGCCCCGGAACGGGCGGGTTACAGACGATGCAGTAGTCCCGATCCGCGCCGCGTCGGCGGCGGCAGAAGGCGTGGTGGCCGTCAGCCTGCCGCCGCCCGCAGTCCGGGCATTTCGGCCCGGACATCGCCCGGTCGATGTCGCTGGGCGTACAGCCCGGCGGCAGCCGCGGGTAGCGGTCTTTCATCGTGTCGTCCCGGTGACGCGTAGATGCCGCGTCCACCCATCTTCGTCGGGTTTTTCCAGCAGTAGGCGGTCGTCATCGTCGTCGACCGCCCGCAACCGGTACCTGGTCTGTCCGCGGGGCGACTTGATGATCAGCGCAACGCCGTCGCGCGTCGTCCGTCGATCCATGACCACCGCGGTGTCGATGTACCGGGACAGCGCCAGGGTGTCGCCTGCGTGGGCGTCCGCCATGACGGCATCCTGGGCGCGGCCCTGGTTCATCCAGTCCTGGCTGGCTTCGTCGGTGGTGTCCATCATCAGTAGGGTGTTCGTTTCTGCCGGGCGGCTTCCTTTGCGTTACACGAATGACAGGCGATCAGTTCGCGCGTCGATTCGCCGCGGAACCAGCCCGGCGCGGAGGTGTCGTCCGGGTCTGAACACACTGGGCACATCCAGAAGGTCCGCCCGCAGTTGGGACAGTCGAACCGGAGCGCGGACTGTTGGAAGCGGTCCCGCAGGTCGGTCCCGCGGTCGTCCGCGCCGCTGGGGTGCTGTACGTAGCGACCGTGTTCTTCGAATGTCAATACGGCTGGGTCGGCGTCGGTATCGTCGATGTCGACGTCCAGGTCGTCGCGGTCGTCGTGGAAGCATCGAACCGTCTTCCCGTTGTGTGCTGACATCGTTCGGTCCTGTGCGCCAGCGGTGTCGGCCTGGCGCGGGCCGACCGCCCCGCCAGTCGCCCCGACCCGTCGCGGGCCAGGGGCGAAGGGCGGTATGACGGTGGGGACTTACAACCGATGTTGGTGGTCCCCGTCGGCGTAATCATCGACCTTCTGACTGTATTCCCCGAACAGCCGCCGTTTGTCTACCTTCGACGCCGCCCCCCAGTTCCAGGCGGCGGTGTCTGAACTGTCGAACAGGCCGTCGAAGCGGTCGTGCTTGTAGACGTTTAGCGTCGCGCCGAACAGGTGGACCCACTTGTTCGGGAAGTGGTCCCGGACGGTGGTGACGACGTCCAGGATTTCGTCGGTACTGCTCCGCTTACAGACCGTGCCGACAGCGATGCGGTCGTATCGGTCCAGCCCTTCGGCAGTCATCAGTTCGATGAAGCGTTCGTAGTGTTGGGGGTCTTTTCCCTGGATGACCGGCATGAAGTCGTGATCGTAGTCGCCCTGTTCGTAGACGTCACGCTGGCGGGCCTGGTAGTCCAGGGCGTCCAGCCAACGGTCCCGCCAGCATCCAGGCCATAGGTGGCCGGCGTCGTAGTCGAACAGGTTGACTGCGGCTTCACAGGCGACGTCCATGCCGGCGACTGCGGTCGCGCCGATGTCGTCGCCCCAGCAATGCAGTTCATAGGGGCTGTACGGGTAGTGGCCGTTTGACATCCTCCCCGCCCTGAAGGGCGAGGATTCCTCCGCTCGGGGTCGGGCCGTCCGACCCGTCGGGAGGTATCTTCGCCGTCCGCAAGAGGCGGAGACGGCTTCTGGTGTGTGCGCCCGACGTGAGCCCCTCGCGGGGTATGGCGGATTACGCGTCCGGACGGACCCGCTATCTCCTTGCCGCGTGCGTCCCGTTCCCCCGCGAGGGAGTGCAGGGACGCCCCCTCGCGCCCCTTTCGCGGCGCGAGCGCACGGGCCGTGCCATCGGCCTGCCTGTCCTTTCGGCCACGGTGGACAGACTCGCACGCCGGAGGGGCTGTATTTGATTGAGCCGTCGCCCCATCCCGGTGTTTCAGGGGTAGGGGTACTGTGAGGACCTTGGGTAGTTCCGGGTAGGTTGGCCCTGCGGTCCATATCGGCGGGAAGGACCCCGAGCGACTCCCATTTGATTTCGGCGATTGAGTTACCGTGGGTTCGACCCCGGCGGGCTTGAGCGTTGCGGTCGGACGAAGCAAGCGGACGGCGCGTATCCCCGCCCTAAAGGACGGGGCTTTGCGCCTGTCTTTCACGTAAGCCGCGTTCGCCAGCCCGTGCGCCGTTCCACCGTAGGGCCGCCTGAAAGCCGCCGCTGTCGACCAGCAGGCTGGCCGGGTCATCGGGGACGTGGATGCTGAACAGGTCGTCTTTCGCGCCCGGGTTTCGGTAGGCCAGCCCCGCGCTGACCAGGACCGGGACGCCTTCGAACATCCCGTCGTAGCCGCCAACTGTGTCGATGCAATAGTGCATCGTCGGCCCGTCTTTCATATCAACGTTCACCCCCGGGGTTCAGGCGTCGTAGGCCTGTGACGGGTCGTCCCGTGACTGTCGTTCATGTTTTGTGTGGTGAATCGAAGTGTGTTCAGATAGCGGCATCAGTTCGATATTCTCCGGGCGGTTGTCCCACTTGATGCCGTTTCGGTGGTGCGTCACGTTCCCGACGACCGCGTCGAAGCCGTATTCAGCGACCGCCAACAGGCGATGGACCATGACGCCGCGGTTCGATTCGCCGTCGTGGTGCTGGATGCGGCAGTAGCCATCGGGCGTCGTCCCGTAGTAGGGTGGTCGGTCGTTGAACGCCCTTCTGCGGTCGATGTCGTGCTTTTCATGTGATACCAGACAGTGTCGTCTGCGACGTCGAATCGGGCCCCGATTTTGGCCAGGGACAGGCCGCGGTCATGGTACAAATGGCGAAGCGTATCTGGGTCGGTGTAATCACCCATATTCAGACGTTTAGTTACGGCGTTTGAAGTTCTTTACCCTACACGTTCAGTAGTTCGTCGACGTCGATGTCGTCGTTCCTGATCTGTTCCTTCAACCGCTGTTTCA